CAAAGCTCATCCACTCATCGTACTCAGTGGATTCGTAAGCTGCGCTTTCCCGCTCCATTAAGATTTCGGATTTAACATTGTCAATGCAGTAAATGCAATAGTCGCAGTCAATTAGCTCGGGATACTCCTCGCAATCAATGTTTGCTCTGTACTCGTCACTAAACTTTGCATCGCAATCATCACAAAAAAAACTATGAATGTATGGGCTACTCATAATTATTGTCCTTTAAGATTTCCCCTTTTATTCTATTTCTAATTCGGTCAGCAAGAAGCCCAAGCCTAATATCTTTTGTTAAGTTTGCAGATCCAATACAGGCTCGGCTAATTGCTACAGCTACACTGCCATACTCATCAGCATAGTAATCACCTGCTACTTTAATGGGTATATAGAACAGATCCATTTCAAGATCAAACTCAAAAGCTACTGGCTCCATCGTTATTCCCTCCAGAATGCTGGCGTAGAAACTACCTGCAAGGCGTGCTTGTAGGTGTTGTAGCTTGCCCTGTGGTAGAAGTACATACCTGAAATGTAGGTTGATTCAGGACAGACTTCCATTTCCTTTGCATAACGCCGCATATCTCGTGCATCACGCGCTGCAAAGTCCCTTAATAATTGCTCACCAAACAAACGACTAGTTGATTTCATGGTTGAAAATCTCCTCGATAGTTAGAAAAGAAGGGATGCCGTTGATGTGCTTATCCCCTTGTACTTCTTTCGCAAAGTCAGACAGACCATCCCAAGTAGCGGGATGATCTGTTGCATGACACCAGTTAAAGTAAGCCCGGATCAAAGACTCAGGATAATACCGATCCTTTATCTCGCTATTTTGCATAGCGTCTTTCCTCCATTGCTTTAAGCTCTTCGTTTAGATAATGAATAACTGCTTTCATATCTAACTGGATCTGAGCCAACTCATCTGACTTGACCTGCACCCTGTTCAAGCATTTCTCTGCGCTATCTACAAACACACGAGCTTGCTCAACATGATTGCGACCGTTGATGTATGTCACCTTTGACGACATAACAATTGGAAACAAACGCTTGGCGTATTCACGCACCGCGTCCGGGTAAATGTCATCGGCCTTGAAGTCAACCAACAACTCCTCCATGACGATCTGGCACTCATCTTTCATTAGCTCAGGCACTAACTTTTTAACATACTCAAGGTTGAAATTACGCATAGGTGTTACTCCTTTAGTTGATGGGCCATTCCCATTCTGGGTTCTTCGATTGATAAACAGTGCAGCCTTCCAAGCCTGCCGATAAAAGTAGCAGTAAAGCCAAAGCAATAATGCCTTCATGCTTTAGATCCACAATTCAATCCCCCCTTATAGATAAACCGGGTGCTTGGCGTTAGCTCATCCTCAAGAATTGATGGGCTGTAATTAGCAAGCCGTCCGGTAATCAAGTGATTGGGACGATACCGTCGTACGTAAACAGACTCGGTATTGCTTGAGTGATAGGCAATGCTGCCGTCGTCAACCAATTGCTGCAACGCTTTCTGTGCTTGACCGGAATGAACCTTATGTCTCCACGCTATCTCATGGATAGTAAAGGTATCCCCTCCAAGGTATAACGTGCCGCGTTTGATAGACTCAACAAGCTGCTTGATTTCTGAATCGTGTTTGGTCATCAGTAGTCTCCTGCATAGTAAAGATCCCATGCTTTGTCAATTAGCTTGAGTCGAACGCCTCTGTAAAGCTGGTGCGTAACGTCCCGGTTATCGCCATCGAATACGCGGATCTGTATTCCTTCCTCATGGATATGCTCCCATTCAACTTCATATTCAATGAGACCATCCTCTTCTAACCACGAACCACCTGCTTCATTTGGATATAACAAACTCATAACTTTCTCCTTGGTTGATGAGGGCGAAAGCCGGTGCCCCCGCAGAGGACGGGCACCGGTTTCGTCCGAATTAAAATGCTCCTGTGCATCTGATTACCCAGCCAGCATCTGTGTCAGCCTCAAAAGAAATGCCTTCTCTAACTAGCTCACAGCATATCTCTATAAATTCTTGTTGGTCGCTGCAAATTATTATAAATCTCATGCTGCCTCCTGCTGCTTCATTAGGTTTAGTTGAGAGATGCAATACTCATGGGCTTTTCTTGCTGCTGTTGCTGCGGTCAATAGGTACTGGCTGTCAGACTTGATTGCTTTCTGCCATGACCTGATATAGCTGGCGTGTTGCTGGATGTCATACTTCACACCAAGGTCAGCGCATAAGAATATAGATCCAAGCTCTGCCACCAACTCCTCCTTGGCGTACTCTTCAGTGCCAAACATATTAAGCAGCGGTCTATTTAGTCGCTTGCTATGTCCGGTTGAATGAATGCACTCATGGTAAAACGTGGATTGGTGAGCATCGTCACTGATAAATTGACCAGGCATAGGCATCTTGATTACATCTATTGATGGGATATACGAGGGGTCATTGAGGCTGCTGCTATTGATCTTTACGTTCAACGCATCGGCTAGCTCGTAAGGTTTTTCTAGCTTGGTAGGTCTAAGCTCAACGGCTGGTAGATCAATGCCTGTCTGCTCAATGTTGAATAGATTGTATAACTTGGCAAACTTGTAGGACTTTTCGGGATCGTCCTTGTCTTTTGATACGCCAAAGTACAAGGCTGGCGTAGCTTTCTGGCCTTTGACTGACCCGCCAAGATCGTTGACCTGCTTATAGGTTAACCAATACGGCTTGGTGTACCCGTGGATGGCAGCATTAATCATCGTCGTGATCTGATTCATGCCTGAGTATGGGCGATTAGTTACCCAGTTACGGTGAAGGCCAAGGCCGGATTGCCATGTCTTCTGCCATTTCACATCGTCCTCCATTGCAGTCAGGACGAGATCGGTCAAGCGTTTAAACTTATCCATGATGTTACTCCTACTTCAGTGGTTAAAATGGCCAGCTTGGTTACATCACTGGCCGGTTCATTGGGGTTGATCCCAAGCAACTTCGGTAACATTAGCAAACTTTACCAAACTTTGCAAAGGTTATTCATCATCAAGCGCACACATCGGACAGATATATGCTCCGGTTCGCCATCCAATGATAACTTCCCGGTATTCGGTCGAAGCATCAGGCCAGATGTTCTGTACTAGTCCACCTTCCTGATACTTATCAACCAAATCTGGTCGAGCTAAAACGTAAGCCTCACCCTTGCAGGTAAGGCACGTTGCTTCCAACTGATATGATTCATTCATTACTAATCACTCCTTAGTCAGCAATCAGTTTGCCGAACTCTGAATAGGTTGGTTGAAAATCAGACAGCATCGTTGCCATTACACCAGTAAACGTGCGGTCAGGAGATATGACTTGGTAGGACATCTGATACCGGCGATCAGAACGTAGCTCATAAAGCCTATCAATAATCTCGTCGATACCATCTGCGTCAAGCTCAGGGTGGAATGGATACTCTCGGTACCCATCGTATTGTTTACAGGTGGTGCCTTCGGGGTGAAAGCTATACCAAATCTGCATCGTCTTCATAACTAGCTCCTTATTAGCTGAAAGGTTGAGGCCGCTTGGCCCAAGCCAGCGCCACCGCCGCTTTTCAGGCGGTATAATCGGCGCGGCGTGGCCAAGGGGGTGAGACCGCATCGTCCCGTTACTTGGTGCCATCGGCGTAGTACATCAATACGGCGATAAATATGGCGGTAGCTACCACCGTCCCTGCTAAAAGTCCCATCATTAGTGAGTACATCGAAGCCTCCTTTGGCTAAGGCATAAAAAAAGCCACCCGAAGGTGGCTTGTTGGTGGAAGGCTACGCTGAGGTAGCCTGATTTCTGAGGTAGTCGAGGCGTCGCTCGGCTCTCTCTATCTGTGCCGCAACGGCATCCTCTACTTTCATGCTTACCATCTGGGTGCCTTTTTTGGTTTTCCCCAGCCAGACAACGACTTCGTATCGCTTGCCTTCGATGTCGATTTCGCCCTTGAAGGTCGGGGCCTTGTCGGATCGCTCAAGTCCTGTGGAGTTGTAGAAAGCTAGGCCGTTGTTAGTGTCGAGTGTAAGTGCCATGTGAATCTCCTTGTTGATTGAATTGCCGTTAGCGGCATTAGCAGAACCTCACCGGCTGGAGCAAATTGCAAAGGGGGTTTCCCGCGTGAATCACGGAGGGTCACGGAGACTCTGTGGACGCCAGACCGCTTGCGGGCTGAAGCGGGAGCTGAGTCGACGGGAGACCGTTATTCTCGTGGGCCTTTGCCATTTGTGACAGACTGTGAGTTCGTTGCGGTTGCCAGCTGACGGTGCTTATTCAATCTACATGGAAGAGAACGCCTATGGCGCTTTCGACAGTAACGGCGAGCCTGCTTGGAACAACGGAGGGCTTGGGCGTTCGACAGGCTTTGACTGAAAGGGAGTTGAGACCGAGGGTAGGTGGATCGTTGCCGGTGTCTGTACGGACAACCTAATTACCAATACAGGTATATATAGATACGTGCGGTAACTAGAACGGAGAATACTGCGGGTATCTCCATAGGCTATTAGAACCATAGAGGTAGGTTCATCCATCCTTACTCTTCCTGTGCGGCAACCATTAAAAACACGTAACCCTGACGGCTATTGGATATAAGAATGGCACCGGGGGAGGGGGAAAGTTACGATGGTTAGATGGAGTTGCCCCCCAGATACAAAAAAGGGGAAATTAGAGATATCTAACTCTTTGAATAACCTGTTAAAAATTATTAAAGGTTGCTTTTTTAAAAGAACACGATTAAATTCCCGATTGAAATGCTTGGCCCCATAGGAAAAATCGATGGATAAGCCGGATCAGCCTCTAAAAAAGAAAAGAGGCAGGCCAAAAAAGACAGAAGTGGTAGCTAATTCTCCCGGTGGACGTAACAAAGTAGGCCGTCCCAAGGGCGATGCTACTATTATCAACGAATATAAGGCCCGTATGCTGGCATCTCCTAAGTCTAGGAAGGTGCTGGATACCATATTTGAGGCCGCTATGGACAATGACCATAGGAATCAGGCCGCTGCATGGAAGTTAGTCATGGATCGGATACTTCCTGTGGCTGCATTTGAAAAGGATGTAATCCAAAGCGGGGGAAGAAACGCCATTCAGATCAATATAACTGGCGTTGCTACGGCTGATGTCTCAGGATCCAGCACAATAGACGGAGAATCGGGTGAAATTCTTTCAGATTGAAGAGTTTGACTGCCAACACACCGGCAATAACGAAATGGATCCCAATTTCCTTGAAAGGCTAGATAATCTGCGCCTTGTCTGCGGGTTTCCCTTTGTCATCACCAGCGGATACAGAGACCCTAGCCACCCCATTGAGGCTAAAAAATCTAAACCCGGCACCCACGCTCAGGGCATTGCCTGCGATATCAAAATCACAAACGCAAACCAACGCTATTTACTAATTAACAGGGCTATTAGCATGGAGTTTAGGGGGATTGGCGTAGCTCCTGACTTTATTCATTTAGATTTTAGGCGCGAACCCGGCGTTATCTGGACTTACTAATGCTATATACCAAACACACAACGCTAACGACTACTGATCTAACAACACTGTTTACCGTTCCTAGCGGCTTTCACGCTATTGTGAGCTACGTCTTTATAGCGAACCACGGCGGATCTACGAACAGCATAGATTTGTACTGGGATCTTTCTGGAACGCCACAGGTATATATCTACGACGGTACTAACGTAGCAGGTAACGGCACGTTGACGCTAGGAAACGGAGGAGGGCCGCTGTTTGTTCTCCACGAAAACGAAGCAGTTAAGTGTCAAGCGACTTCAGGAGGTAACATAGAAGTAGTTGTGACCTTTGACCTAGTAGAACAAGCGCCAGCACTCGTTAACTTTAATGGATCTTAATGTAGAGCTGCTGCCGTGGCAGCAAGAAGTATGGAATGACGAAACCCGCTTTAAGGTAGTAGCGGCGGGTAGACGAACAGGAAAGTCACGACTCGCTGCGTGGCTGCTTATTGTCAATGCGTTGCAAGCGGATAGGGGCCATGTGTTTTATGTGGCTCCAACCCAAGGGCAGGCCAGAGATATTATGTGGCAAACCCTTTTGGAGTTAGGCCATCCAGTTATATCTGGATCCCATATTAATAACTTACAGATTAAGTTAATCAATGGGGCGACAATTAGCCTTAAAGGGGCCGATAGACCAGAAACCATGCGGGGTGTGTCGCTTAAATACCTCGTGATGGACGAATACGCTGATATGAAACCCGATGTTTGGGAGCAGATTCTGAGGCCAGCATTGGCTGACCAAAAGGGATCATCGCTGTTTATCGGCACTCCGATGGGAAGAAACCACTTTTACGAATTGTTTAAGTATGCGGAGATGTCAGATGATGAGACTTATAAAGCGTGGCATTTTACGTCTTACGATAATCCTTTACTTGATCCAAGCGAGATTGATATTGCTAAAAAGTCGATGTCGTCGTATGCCTTTCGTCAGGAATTTATGGCTTCGTTTGAAGCAACTGGTTCCGAAATGTTTAAGGAGACATGGATCAAATATGGCGAAGAACCTGAAAGCGGCGATTATTATATTGCTATCGACTTGGCGGGATTCGAAGACGTATCTAAAAAGAAAACAAAAAACTCCAAGCTAGACGAAACAGCAATGGCTGTTGTAAAGGTTGGAGATAACGGTGACTGGTACGTTGAGAACATTATTCACGGTAGATGGTCGTTAGATGAAACAGCCGTTAAGATATTTCAAGCAGTAAGAGATTACCGTCCAGTATCGGTAGGCATTGAAAGGGGAATCGCAAAACAAGCAGTAATGTCGCCGTTAATGGACTTACAAAAAAAGTACGCACAATTTTTTAGAGTTGAAGAATTAACTCACGGAAACAAAAAGAAAACAGATCGTGTAATGTGGGCATTGCAAGGTCGCTTTGAAAATGGTGTTATATCCATCAACAAAGGAGATTGGAACGCTAGGTTTTTGGATCAGCTATTTCAATTCCCTGATCCGTTGACGCATGATGACTTAGTGGACGCTTTAGCGTATATAGATCAATTGGCAAATGTTCCTTACGGAATAGGCGATCTTGAATTTGACGAGCCAGAAATTTTGGACATTGTAGCAGGATATTAAAATGGCAGAAGAACTCTACAGCCCAGACCCTCTTTCAGTGGGAGAAAGTATTGAAGGCTGGGTAATGAACAAATGCGAAAGCTGGCGTGATTATTACGAAAGCAATTACGAACAGGACTTCGATGAATACTATCGTTTGTGGCGTGGCATATGGGATCCTGCTGATCGTGAAAGATCATCTGAGCGCAGCCGCATTATTTCTCCTGCACTCCAGCAGGCTGTTGAGTCTAACGTAGCGGAAATCGAAGAAGCTACATTTGGTCGTGGCAAATGGTTTGATATTTCTGATGATATAAACGACCAGAATAAGCAAGACATCTCCTACCTAAGAAAAAAGCTAACCGAAGACTTTGAGCAGTGCAAAGTCAGAAAGGCTGTGGCTGAGTGCCTGATTAACTCTGCGGTATTCGGTACTGGCGTAGGCGAAATCATTATCGAAGAAATCAAAGAGATGGCTCCCGCTGTTCAGCCTGTTATGGATGGTCAGCTTCAGGCGGTTGGTGTAAACATTACTGATCGTGTGGTTGTTAAGCTAAAGCCGGTGTTGCCTCAGAACTTTCTTATTGACCCGGTGGCTACGTCAATAGAAGACGCTATGGGTGTTGCGGTAGATGAGTTTGTTAGCAGACATCACGTGGAGCTTTTGCAAGAGCAAGGGGTTTACAAAAAAGCTCATATCGCTAGTGCTGCGCCTGACACTGACCTCGAACCCGATCAAGACCTTACTATTTACAATGATGACAAGGTACGTCTAACCAAATACTACGGGCTTGTGCCGAAAGAGTTATTGGAAGAAGCCTTTGACAACGAGATAGAAGAAGAGTCTATGTATGTTGAGGGCATAGTGGTTATTGCTAATGGTGGCGTACTTTTAAAGGCAGAACCCAATCCGTACATGATGAATGACCGCCCTATTGTGGCGTTCCCGTGGGATGTAGTACCCGGACGTTTCTGGGGTCGTGGTGTTTGTGAGAAGGGTTATAACAGTCAGAAAGCCCTAGACACAGAGTTACGCGCTCGTATTGATGCTCTTTCTCTTACTATACACCCAATGCTTGCTATTGACGCGACCAAACTGCCGAGAGGCAGTAGGCCCGAAGTACGTCCCGGCAAGATGATACTGACTAATGGAGATCCCCGTGAAGTCTTACAACCGTTCAACTTTGGGCAAGTTGGTCAGATTACTTTT